TCCACTGTTCAGACTGTAAATAATCATGATATTGTTGTTTCGGGCTGGTATAAGTAAGTAATTCTTTCGGAATTTTTAGTTCCTGTAATTCTTTGCATAAGTTTTTCATAAACCAAAGATCATGCCATATTGATTCTTCATTATGATTCCAATCGTCTATTATTGGACGATTTTTCATCATTGATTCATTTAGTTCTGGATTAATATACAAATAACATGGCTTATTAATGGCAAAAGCATACCCAACTTCTAGATATGTTGCATATGAATCTGGTTTTGAAATATAAACAAATAAAACATCTGCTATTTTTATCTGGGCAAGACAGCTTGAGATGATGTCTCCCGGCTTATTATTTTGTTCCACACAAGGACTTCCAATCATTCCATGAGTTCCGTTACCATGACAGCAACCATGATCACATCCAATAGCTTCTGGCCCACCATAGGCAAACTCTCCCCCATCTCGCGTTTTATAAACCATTCTTCGACCATTACTCATAATACGTTCTTGAGTATCGGAAACAAGTTTATTTCTCCAATCGTTTTTATCTACACTGCCAGCAAAATAAATAAGTTTCATTTCCAACACCTCTCTCCATAGTTACACCACTTGCAAAGGAAAAAATCAGCCGATGGATATTCCCTCGGCAACAGTTCTCCGGCCTCGCAAGCCTGAATAATCCGCGCTGCCCGGTCGCTGGCGTCCTGAGCGGCGGATTGATCGAAAGGGATATCCTCATGGTAAAGGCTTGAGTCATCCTTGTTAATTACCGTCCAGAGCGCCGGATTGTCGGTTAAATCCATATATGCCATATAGGTCTGAACCTGTATCCAGTAGGTAATATTGGACTTTTTTACTTTGTTCTTTTCAAACTCTCGCCACTTCTTTGCGGACGCAGTTTTATTTTCCCAGAGCCGGGGATACGGCCCGAACTCTTCCGGGCCTCCGACGATCACTCCATCAATATGACCGCGAATTTTTCCCTTTCCGGTGATAAATCCGAATTGCTTACCTTCAGCGTCAACCGTCCGTAAATCAAGTCCGGCAGACCGCAACCATGCCGCCGCTAAATCTTCCAGAGCGTGACCAATGGCAAAAGTTCGCATAAGCTGGCCGGTGAACGGTTTGTCTTTTGGCACGTTAAAAAATTCATATTGTAGCGCCCTGGCGCATTCATGTCCTAACCGCGAGCCGCCAAGATAGTCTCTTGGAGCTTCTTTAGGGATAACGAGCGCCTCATCAATTAACTGGTTAAGCTGGTCACCTCGTGTCTTTGAATGATTAAAATCAAGCATGTCTTCCTCTCCTTTTTGTTTGTGGACACCTTTAAGGTGGCACGTTTCACATAAACACACTAAATCGCTGTCTTTTTCCCTGTAAAATCGATAACGCTTGTGATGTACTTGAAGTTTTTCCGTCGCTCCGCACTTAGCGCAACGCCCCTTAGATTGGCGGAAATCCTTAGAACGTTTGCGCCAGTGCGGAGACGCATAATATTTAGAAAGGTTCATTTCCTCTCTCAACGTACCGCCGCCAAACCTCATCGGACGCTTTCAGTTCTCGCAATGTGTCAAACTGACTTTGCCCGCACTTCTTCCAGAAATGAAACCGTGGATCTGAATCAAATGGGACAACAAGCTCCCCTGTGGGGGTTATGAACGGTTCAGCGAACTTTGCGCCGATGTCCGGCAGAATCGAATTAGCGCAAGCGACGCAGAGCTTTTCGACTTCCTCTTTACTGTATTGGTCAACCGGCTTTCCGGCTATTCCTGCTGACGTTAATTCTTGCCCCAAAAAAGCATAATCAATACGCATACCTGAACACCTCCGGTTCAATGTGTTTCTTATTCCATAAAAAATTTAGCAGGCATGACGCCTCGTACTTCCGCAAATTGAAATCATTACGCGCGTCATAACCAACTTGTTGCAATAATTCTAATTGCTTAAATGATGGCTGATCTTTTAACCACCGCTTGCTCTTAGTCGCCGCTTCTGTGTCCTCGTGCATTCTCAAATAGTCGTCAGCCGCCGCTAAAGATTGAAGTTTCGCTCCGACTGATAACCGTCTTATTTTCTCTTCTTTTCGTTTCCCAAGCGCAATCCAATCGTTTCCGTTGGCGCTGGCAGTTACAACCCAACAATTAAACCCGCTGGCAACTAAAACCTTCCCGCCGCCGAATATATCAACCCATTTAAAAGGCGAGCGCTTAAACAAATCAACTTCCATCATTACAACGTCAGCGGCTTCTTTCTCTTCCTTCCCGCCTTGAAACACTGGATATTCATAACCACAAACCGGACATTCGCGGATCTGAACCGGAATCATGGTTTGGCAACCAGGACATTCCTTTTTATCTCCTTCCGTTAATTCCTGATCGTCAAACCGGACACCCTGCTCAAGATCGCCATGCACCCGGAGGCTTTCGCCAAAATCAAGAACGATGCAATCCCGTTTAACTATTCCCGGATGCACTTCCGGGTCAATCGTGCGGAGGCCGCGCCCGATCATTTGAATCATTGTGGACTTGAAAGAACAGGGGCGTAAAAGAATAACACACGACGCTGGAGGGCAGTCATAACCTTCAGTCAAGACGGCTACATTACAGACAACCTGCAAATCGCCAAATTCAAACCGCTTGAGAATTTCCGCCCTGTTTGGCGTGTCGCCGAAAACGCAATCGGCGCGCACACCATTGGATTGGAACAAATAACAAACATCTTGAGCGTGCTTAATTGTACTGGCGAAAATGATTGTTTTCCGATCACCAGCGATGTTTTTCCATTCCCGATAAACCGCTTCGTTCACCGGCTTCGTGTCCATCAATGTTTCAACTTCTGACAGGTCATAATCTCCGCCTGATGTTTTGCGGATGTTTTTAATTTCATCGGCCAGTCCCGGTAATGTGGCAATAAAAGTTCGAGCGGGAACCAGAAATCCTAAATCAATTAGCTTTTTCATGGTGATAAGATCACAGACATTATCAAACGTAGGTTTCAGCCCGCGCTTGTCGCCCCTGCTTCCTGTTGCCGTGAACCCTGCAATCAGACAATCAGGGTTTTTATCTCGCGCCGCTGTGATTATGCGCTGATAAGTATCTGCCCTGCTATGATGAGCCTCATCGACTACCAGTACATCCAAAGAGGGCATTCCATCCATGTTTCCATTGCGCCCTAATGTTTGCGCCATGCCGAAAATAGTATCGCCGGAAAAGTCTTTCGTGCCTAATCCGGAGATAGATGATGTTCTTTTTGGATTAATAAGATGAAATTTACGGCGGTTTTGATCCACAAGTTCCTCTCGATGTTGCAGAATCATCTGCCGCCCTTGCAGTTCAGACAAGAGCCATGAGATCATGAGCGTCTTGCCTGAACCTGTCGGAGAGACTGCCAGCGTGTTGCCATATTCAGCTAACGCGCTGACAGCCTTTGTTACTAATTCTGATTGATACGGACGTGGGATCATCCCTTACCTCGCCCACGCCGGAACCGCACTAGCAACAGAAGCGGAGGAGGTCGCTGCTGCTGCTACATGCGGAACCGAACTACCGGGAAGAATTGTTTCACCAGACATTACTTTAGTGTAATTGGCATGGCCGGGAGTAAGTACGCGGGCGATCTTATTCTTGTCGTCGTAACCGTCTTTCCCTTTTTCGATGCCGATTTCCACGGCAAACTCTAATTCTACAAGGTCGCCCCACGACTGAATACGCCGCGCCTTCTGTGCTTTTTCTGATTCGTCTTTCGGGTCGATACCCCGCGCCGATTCCAACATTGAGCGGATAAACGAGCGGGTTATGTCCGCCGCCTTCTGGTGTCCATCAGTCGTTCCGCCAACCCCGGCATTCTGGAATATTTTGCGTTTTGCCATCGGAGCGGAAACAAGCGTGAACTCCATATTGAGGTATTCAAAGCCGGATGCTGACCTAGTAATCCATATATCAGCGTTACCTTTGCCGGGGCGAATTGTTGCTATTACTTTGGCGTATGTTTTCGCCGGAATTAAATCTCCACTGGTCTGCGGTGCTGCATCATTGAAGTCAAACATTTTAGAATCTCCTTTCGGGCTTTGGCCCGTTAATTTTTGCCATTAATTCTCCGAGATGAGGTTTTTCGATCATCTCCAACCTTCCGCTTCTATCCTTTGCCGGGTAGCCCCACTGATTGACCTGCCCGGTAATAAACGCACGATAAGGATTCCCCTCATCATCTTTGAGTGAAACCATACTGATGATTTCATCGAATATTCCCGGCAATTCATTCCCTGCTTTACTGCCTTCAATTTGCGGAACCCAAATCGTCCGCCCGAAATCATCTTCTTTGCGGTCAAGACCGCCGACAACCCAGATATTCTTATCCGGGCAATGCTGAATCTGCGTCAACCACTGAACCAACTCCCGCCCAACAAGACCATAGGCTCCGCGATTATCGGCTTTTCCGGTTTTATCGCTTACTGACTCCGGCTGTCCGGTCGCCCACTGCCAGCAGAGGCGTGAAGCTACGCTTATTGAATCCCAGAAAATAATATTGTATTTGGAAAGAAACGCCGGGTCAGTATCCTTTGCCACATAGTCATAATGCGCCTGGCTGTATGGCTGGTCTGTCCTCTTCGATGGATTAGGCCCAGTCACGAGGCAAGCCATGTTACGGGCATCTTCCCACGTTTTAATCTTGATCTGATCTACGGGACAATCCTGCACTGCTAAATCTCCGCCCTCCAAGTCCAAAAACAGGGTTTTCTCTGGGTCAAGCGTCCAGAGCAGAGAGGTCTTGCCAATTCCGTGTGGGCCAAAAAGCGCCCCCTTAATGTTTTTCTTTTCCGCCATGCGCTCCTCTGCGCTGATGATCTTCATTCCTTAACCTCCAATCTTGTTTTCCCTGGTGTGATTGTCCGCGCCGGAAGAAATACCTTCTGTAATGGCTCCGGCCAATTTTTATAAGCGACTTCCTTCACGTTATATTTCGCTTCCATAAAGTCGTCTGGGTTGTCGCCGCCCTGCATAATCTTGTTGCGGATGTCTCGCAAAAGCCCTTGATCCCACTTAACCGTCATGGGGATAGTTACCGTGACTTTGCGCCCCTCGTAATCCACTGTAGTTGAACCTTGACTCTTGACTTTATCCGCAAGTTCGGCTAAAATCTTTTCATCAATAGTTTCAACCTCTTCTTGGAGTGTCTTGATCTGCGAAATCAAGGCACTCCGCCGCTCTAACTGGTTCATACTTTCTCCTCCTCTTTTATTAATTTTGTTGGCTTGACTTTCATCGCCGCCGCAATGTCAGTAATCGTTGACATTCGCGGCTCTGATCGTCCGGTGATAATATAATGATACGTCGATGACGGCATTCCGCAGGCTTTAGCCATTTCTGATCTACGCCAGCCCTTAGACTTGCGAAATGCTTCTACTTTTTCAATATTTAACTTCATGTTGACCTCCATTGATTTAGTAAATAGCACGCTATTTAAAAATTGTCAATCAATATATTGAAAATATTTTTCAAATAATTTAAAAAAATAGT